AGATTCACTCATAAACAAATTACAAGATGATAAAATAGTGACAACCAATATAATGTCACAAAGAGATATTGATAATAAGTACCACCCGTCAGACCATTTAATTCTTTCAAAAACAAAAACGCTCATAGATATTTATAAAAAATGTGCATGTATATGCGAAAGTTATCACAACCTTGGCTTTAAAAAAGAAAATGCCGAATTGGTTTATTTTGATTCGAATAAAGATTTTTTTAAGCCTCGCCCCGAATCAATATTTGGTAAAACTTCTTGTGAAATTATTCTAAAAAAAGAAGCGACCCTACAAGAATCCAAAGAAAATATGAAAAAATGCTTCGACATTGTGCCTATTTCCAAGCTTGGCGATTTTAAATTTAGCGCGAATTCCTCTAGACACAACAAAGACCAACCTTATTATAGAGGAGTTGACCAAGATTGGTTTACAAAAAACCCAATGCACCCTAACTCTATTGACGAAATATGATAAATTGCTTTATACCAATAAAATCTTACAGCGAAAGAATTAAAGATAAAAATTTTTTAATTTTTAACGGAAAGAAGCTATATACTCATATAATTAACGCCAGCATTGAATCAAATTCATTCGATCATATTTACATAGATACAGATTCAAAGGAAATAGAAGAATTTGCTCTTTCTAAAAATTGTAAATTAATAACAAGAAAACCAGAATTATCTTTGGATACTGCAAACGGAAATGATTTACTAAATCATCACCAATCCCTAGTAGACTGTGACTATTACTTTCAGTTATTCGCCACTGCTCCAAATTTAAAACCAGATTCAATAAAAAATTGTGTAGAGTCTTTGGTTAAAAATCAAAAAAAATATGATTCCATCCTAACAGTTAAAAAACATTTTGGATGGTTTTGGTACAACAATATTCCCGTAACTTATAGACCATCCGTTTTGCCTAGAAGTCAAGACTCTAAACCAATACTCGAAGAGACAACGGGTCTATACGGAATAACCAAAGAAGCTCTAATAAAGTGCAGGTGTAGAATTGGAAATAATCCATTTTTTTATGAACTTACTGGTGAAGAATGCGTCGATATAGACTGGCAGAAAGATTTAAAATGAAAACAATGATTAAAAAAGCAATAGTAACAGGAGTAACGGGGCAAGTTGGATCATACATGGTAGACTTCCTACTTAAATTCACTAACGTAAAGGTATACGGAACTATCCGTAGGCTTAGTGTGCCAAACCATCAAAACATTGCCCATATTAAAGACCCGAACTTTGAATTAATTGAAATGGATTTGGGTGACGAGCACAGTATTAGTTCCTGCGTCGAAGAAATCAAACCAGACTATTTTATCAATTTTGCTGCTAATTCTTTTGTTGGTAGTAGCTGGAGAATGCCAGTAAACCATTTTCAAAATAACACGATGGGAGTGCTACATCAGCTTGAAGCAATACGCAAGTATTGTCCCCACTGCAAATACTACAATGCTGGATCATCAGAGGAGTTCGGTGATGTACAGTACAGCCCACAAGACCTTGATCACCCATCTAGACCCAGAAGCCCATATGGCGCCTCCAAGGTGGCCGCTAGACAAATTGTAAAGGTTTGGAGAGAATCTTATAATATTTTTGCCGTTCAGGGGTATTTATTTAACCACGAATCCGAACGTAGAGGTGAGGAGTTCGTAACTAGAAAAATCACTAAATCTGTTGCACGAATTGCAACATCTATTAGCGAAGGAAATACCGATTTTGAACCACTCGAACTGGGGAACATGAACGCTAAAAGAGATTGGAGCCATGCAGAAGACTTTGTGCGAGCCGTTTGGTTAATGCTAAACGAAGAAACGCCCAAAGATTACCTCTTGGCTTCTGGCGAAACACATACAGTTAAAGAGTTTGTAGAAATGGCTTTTGAAAATGCAGGTATTAAGGGATTTTGGTCTGGCGAAGGGGAGAATGAAAAATTTAAATTTCTTGGAGAAGTGCCAGTAGATATGACCCTAGTTAAAGTGAATCCAGATTTTTATAGGCCAGCAGAGGTTGATTTGCTGTTGGGCGACCCATCTGAAGCGCAAAAAGACTTAAACTGGGAAAAAAGTGTTGACTTCCCATCTCTAGTCCGTAGGATGACACTCAATGACCTCAAAGAAATTAACGCCACATAAAAGGCGCCAACTAGCAATTGGCAGGCTGATTGATATACCCAAAACCCAAAGACGATTCTTTTGGGCTAAAGAAATGAAGCTTTTTAAGGATCTTGAGGGCCGATATTCTCTTGATTTCTTGGAAATTGTTACTTTTCCAAAGAAATATGACAGTCTTGCATACCTAGTGTCTAAAGAGCTTCAAGACACTATGAATAGAAAATGGAGAAACTTTAACTTTAAAGTTGACTTTTCTAAATATGAAACCCATACTATTGGAGAAAAATGTGGAAAAGATTATATTCCAGCAGATCATAAACCAAAAAATACGAAAGATTTATTAAAATGAGCGACAAAGATTCAGAACTATTAGAAAAGTTTCTTAAGGATAAGAAAGATCATCACTACAACTTCGAAGATGCTATTGACTACAAAGCTTCAAGCGGGTCCCTTCAATTGGATTTAAACTTAGGTGGGGGCTTTGGGCCTGGACTACACAGGTTTGTCGGAATGAACGAGGGGGGCAAAACTTCCGCCGCGCTGGAAGTTATGAAAAATATGCTCAATACCCAAGACGATGCTAAAGGATTCTACATCAAAGCAGAAGGCCGACTCTCAAGGGAGATGATGCTGCGATCTGGCATCAACTTCGTCTTTAGTGCTAAGGAGTGGGTAGCTGGAACTTGTTTTGTTTTCGAGAGTAATATTTATGAGGTGGTCGTAGACTCCATCAAAACCCTAGTAGACCAGAATGAAGACAAGCACAAATACTGTTTCCTTTTGGATTCTGTAGATGGGTTAATTTCTCAACAGGATATCAGTAAAAGCTTTTACGATTCTAATAAAGTCGCTGGAGGCGCAGTTATCGCAGCGAACTTCATGAAAAGAATGTCTATCTCTCTCGCAAAAAGGGGCCATATGGCTATTTTCATTAGCCAAGTAAGGGCAGACATCAAGCTAGACCCATACACGAAGGCTCCCATACGTCAGACGTCAGCAACGGGGGGCAACGCATTGCTCCACTTTGCCAACTATATTATCGAATTTGAACCTCGATTTAAGTCTGATATGATTTTACAAGACCCATCGAAAAAGCAACCAGACCCCAAAACCAATCCAATTATTGGTCATTGGGCTAAAGCTACAATCAAAAAATCTCCAAACGAGAAAACCAATAATACCATTATGTATCCTATCAGATATGGCAGAACTGGAGGCAAGTCTGTTTGGGTAGAGAAGGAGCTCGTCGACTTATTGTATATGTGGGAGTTCGTCACTAAAAAGGGAGCATGGATTACTATCGGAGAGGAGTTCAAAGAGCTTGTGTCTGATATTGTGGCAGACTTGCCTGAAAAAATTCAAGGAGAAGCCAATTTATTTAAAATGATAGAGGAAAACGAGGAGCTTTGTAAATTTTTAATTAATTATTTTAAATCTAATATTGGGGAATTATCTTAAGTTTGTAAAAAAGTCGGGCATGCGAGTGTAAATAAATACATCCATGCCTGACATATATACCGTTTTATCCTCCTTGTGGCCAGTGTTTATTGGCTTTATCACTCTTGTCGTAGTTCTCGCTAGAATGCACTACAATATCGAAAGCATTAACGAAAAAGTGAAAGTTTTATTTGATTTTCATAATAAAAGAAAAAATAAAGGCGATTAAATTTTGAAATTCACAACTCTATACGGCAAAGAGAAGCCACTAAGAAACCCACACAAGTACAAAATCAAGTGGAACGGTAAATGTCGTAGCAAATTTCAAGCAGAAGTCAGAAAATACCTATATAAATACTGGAAATATGACTCTGTTTATGAGGAATTTAGAGTAGTTGGGACTCAACTTTCATTAGATTTTTACAATCACACAGAAAAAATAGCAATCGAAGTTCAAGGAGCGCAACACTTACAGTTTGTTAAGCATTTTCATAAAACCCGTGCTAATTTTTTGCGTCAAATACGTAGAGATGACAAAAAAATAGAGTTCTGTGAATTGAATCAAATAAAACTGATAGAAATATATCCAGATGACAAATTGTCTGAAGAATTTTTCGCAAAACTTTTGGGGTAGTGTAAAAGAATTTAAATGGAGACACCAAAATTTAACGAATTCAAATTGCCCCAAAAGATACTTAGCCAACTCTATGAGTTGACTGGCGGAGCCGAAGCCTACAAAGGCTTTATCATTGCTTATTGTGACGAAAACGGTACTCCAATAATTTATACAAGCTGCGATTCTCAAATTACAGAGTCTGGATTAATCAAATCAATAGAAGACTATATTAACGATTATTCCGAAAACGGACTAGAAATTGACGAAGAAGCTTGAATAAGCCTTGACAATGTACAAATCATATGTATTATTTTGATACATATGATATATAGTTTAGAAGTTGAGAAGCAGGTCCTAGCGGCATTCATCCAAAAGCCGAAAGTTTTAGTTAACTTTATGCACTTGATCGGGGAGTCGGATTTTTACGACGGATCTCTTTTACACAGAACTCTTTTCGCCGTTCTTAAAAAAGCTTGCCAGCAAGACGAGTCTATAGACGAAATCGTGCTAGTTCAAAGAATTTTAGATCTAGGCATCAAATTTGAAGAAGATATTACGTTGATAGACTATGTTCGCTCTCTTTCAATGAGAAAGGTCAACTCAGAAGAAAAGATTGAATCTTCAATTAAAGAATTGAAGAAATATAGCGTACGCAGAGAAATAAACAAGACTGCAAAAAAAATTGCAGACTCAATGAAAAGCATCTCTCCAGAAACATCTTACCTCAAAATCATAGAATCTGCTGATCAAATCTACAACGAAAAGATCAACATGTTTGAAGTTGGATCGGATGTTCCAGAAAATATCTACGAACAAATGGAAGACTTCATCGAAGATCGAGGAAATAATCCAGTAGATGAATTTGGCATGATGGGGCCTCACGAAAAAATCAACGACATTTATGGTTCACTCTTGCGACCAGGCAATATTACTGTTATTGTTGCTCGCTCTGGCGTAGGTAAAACTCAGTTTTGCATGGACTACGCCACCAAGGTTTCTGCACAATATGATGTGCCAGTCCTACACTTCGACAATGGTGAGATGAGCAAAGAAGAGCTTATTGTTCGTCAGTGCGCAGCTTTATCTGGCGTTCCTGCTTATTTGTTAGAAAGCGGAAAGTGGAGGCAAGCTGGTGAGGATACGGTTGCTAAAGTTCGTTCTGTTTGGAGCAAAGTCAAAAAACTAAAATTCTATTATTACAATGTTGGTGGCATGGATGTCGACTCTATGATAAATACTTTAAAAAGGTTTTACTACTCTAAGGTTGGGCGCGGGAACGCCATGGTATTTTCTTTTGATTATATTAAGACATCGTCAGACGGCATGAGTGGGAACAAAAACGAGTGGCAACTTGTCGGCGAAATGGTTGACAAGTTTAAAAAATGCATCCAAAAAGAAATACTGGAAGATGGTGGTCCAGTTATACCAATGATCACATCCGTGCAGTCAAATCGTAGCGGCATTACCACCAATCGTCAAAGTGCAAATATTATTGATGACGAATCTATTGTATCTCTCTCTGACCGCATTACTCAGTTTTGTTCTCACATGTTTATTCTTAGACAAAAAACTCACGATGAGATTGCAGAAGAGGGAAGCCAATTCGGAACACATAAACTTGTTAATGTTAAATCTCGCCACTTGGGTAAAGATATAGCTGGCGCTGTTGAGCCAGTTCAAGTTGACGACAATCTGCGCAAGAATTTTATTAACCTTGCATTTAAAAATTTCAATATCACCGAGTATGGCGACTTACGAGACATTGTTGCCTTCAGGAATACTGGAGGAGATTTAGTTCAAAGCAATTCTGCATCAATCCCATCTTTTGACGACCTATGAACGAATACAGACATTCATTAGAAAAATTAGGCTACCCACTGCAAGATTGTGGTAACCACTGGCGAAGCAGAGCAATTTACCGTAATGGAAAAACGAATACTTCTCTTATTATATATAAAGATACTGGCGTATGGAAAGACTTCGGCGGCGATAATCAAGCAAAGCCATTTACAGCCTTGGTTAAAGAGACGCTGAGAACAGAAGACCCTAAAGCTCTAAAAGAGTATTTAATTAACAATCCAGATTCTTATCAGAAACCCAAACCCAAAGAAGAAAAAATAGAAATGGAAAAAGTATATCCAGATTCATACTTAGACAAACTACTGCCGATGAAAACCTTTTATGAAAAAAGAGGGATCTCAGCAGGGACACAAGACAAGTTTAAATGCGGTTATGCTGGCGGTGGCAAAATGTATCGTAGGATTGTTTTCCCTATTTATAATTTAGATAATCAAATTCATGGTTTTTCTGGTCGCAGTGTTACTGATGGCGAAAATACACCCAAGTGGAAACACATGGGCCGCAAAACAAACTGGATTTATCCGCACCATCTTTCTCACAAAGACATAGAAGAAAAAGAAGAAGTCATACTCGTAGAAAGTATCGGCGACTGTATGGCTCTTTATGAAGCTGGTTACAGTAACGTGCTAATGCTCGCTGGATTAGATATTTCTGCCAAGATGATTTCCTATCTTAATACATTCAGCTTAAAAAGAATCATCATCGCCACAAACAACGACAATAACAAAGATGTAAATACTGGAGCTTTAGCTTCTATTAAGGTTGCATCAAAACTATCAACCGTTTTTGATTTATCTTTGATTAAAATTAACCCTCCTCTATGTAATGATTTCGGCGAAATGCTAGAGTGCGATACGGCAACACTAGATAATTTTCGACAATGGCACGAACGAAAAGATAAGTGGAGCTTGGGTGACTCAAAATTTCAAGACTATATACTTAAGCAAATAAACAAAAATGAAAAACTCACAAAAAATACGCATTGCAAAAAATTAATTAAAATTTTAAATGGAAGTTAAACTATCAGCAAGCCGTATTAAAACGGCGCAATCATGCAGTTGGATATAC